ACTTCAGCGGCGCACAGTCGGTCGGACAAGAAGGCGGTGGCAATGTCGCCCGTTGGGATCCGATCCTGATCTCGCTCGTTCGTCGCGCAATGCCAAACCTCATTGCTTACGACATCTGCGGCGTTCAGCCGATGAGCGGCCCCACAGGGCTTATCTTCGCTATGCGTTCGCGCTACATTAATCAAACAGGCCCAGAGGCTCTGTATCAGGAAGCCGACACCGCCTTCGGTGGCTCGGGATCAACGGGTACAACCGCTGCGGGTGTCTACAACACCGATCCGTTTGAGGTTGGTGGTATCGATCCATTCGGCACCAACAATGTCAAGCCTGGCAACACCACATACAAGGGTGAAAGCCTCGGTGATAGCACAAGCAACCCATTCCCACAGATGGCATTCAGCATTGAGAAGACAACGGTCGAAGCAAAGACCCGCGCCCTCAAGGCTGAGTACACCATGGAACTCGCTCAGGATCTCAAGGCGATCCACGGCCTCGACGCTGAGACCGAACTCGCTAACATCCTGTCGAGCGAAATCCTTGCTGAGATCAACCGCGAAGTCGTTCGCGTGATCTACGCAAACGCCAAGTTGGGTGCTAGGAGCGGCACGACTCAGACCGCAGGAGTGTTCGATCTCAATGTCGATTCCAACGGTCGTTGGTCGGTTGAGAAGTTCAAGGGGTTGCTTTTCCAAATTGAGCGCGAGTGCAATCAGATCTCCAAGGAAACCCGCCGAGGAAAGGGCAACTTCATTGTCTGCTCCTCGGATGTTGCCTCGGCTCTGAGCATGGCAGGCGTTCTTGACTACGCTCCAGCCCTCAGCACCAACCTCAATGTGGATGACACGGGTAACACCTTTGCGGGTGTTCTCAACGGTAAGTTGCGCGTCTACATCGATCCCTATGCGTCCATGACAACCTCCCATGACTTCTTCATGGCTGGATATAAGGGATCATCTGCTTATGACGCAGGTATGTTCTACTGCCCATATGTCCCGCTACAGATGGTACGCGCAGTCGGTGAGAACTCCTTCCAACCCAAGATCGGCTTCAAGACTCGCTACGGTTTGGTCAACAACCCGTTTGCGACAATCAAGAACGGTTCTTCGGTCTCGGATCCGTACTCGGGCGATGCTGCTCGTAAGAACATCTACTACCGCATCGTGAAGGTCACAAACCTCTTCTGATAGGTAGAAGACAAAAAATCCTGCTTCGGCAGAGAAAATTTCGCGGGGGCTGTGGGGAGAAATCCTCACAGCCCCTTTCCTTTCTAAATACATTTGATGACTGTTCCTGAGTTACCTGACGATATTGTCTTTGGCAGTCTCAACCGACAGCCTGATAATACTAATCCCGCGTTCTCCACAAACTTTCGTTTGATGATTCCAAAGGTGCGGAGCGGAGTCTACTTCTGCTCTGAGGTATCGTTTCCCGATCTGTCGATGGATCCGATCCGTGTGCCCGTACCGTTTGCATCCTCGCTCAAGTTCTTCGGCAACAAGATCGATCACGGCGAGATGACGGTCAAGTTCATCGTGAACGAAGACTTCAGCAACTGGTTTGAGATGTCGGAGTGGTTCAAGAAGTCTTTGAACTACTATGACTTCTTCAAGGACGGCTCTCAGGCACGAATGCTGAACCTCATCACCGACACGGGACAACTTCTGATCCTCAACAACAAGAAGAATCCCGTGGCTCGTATTCTTTTCGATGGACTCATGATCACGGGCTTGAGCAACATTCCGTTCAACTCTGCCGTTGCAGATGCCCCGATCATCACATGTGACGCTACCTTCCAGTTCACCTCCTACGACATCAAGGATCCCTGATGGCATCACCCGCAGTAAAGAACTGGCTACCTGAACTGACCAACTTTGGAACGCTCGGAAACAATCCGATCAACACGAACTTGGCGGCAAGCACCAACTTCCGCTTCATGTGCGAGAAGGTGCCAAATGTCACATACTTCTGCACGGCTGTTCAGACACCAAACCTCTCTTCGACCCCTGCGGTGTACAACCATATGTTCGCCGCGAACGACATCAAGTTCCCAGGTGGTGGTGTGCCATCCGACATCTCCATCCGATTCATAATCGATGAGAACTTCCGTAACTACATGGAGATGGTCAGATGGATGCGATCAGGCGTTCCATACCGAGACTTCAAGGAGATCGTCCCTGAGTACAAGGGTAATGTGAACCACGGGAAACTGTTCTTCCTCAATAACAAGAAGAACCCGATCCTCATGATGACCTTCAGCAATCTCATACCGACCAAGATCTCGGGCTTTACACTGACCCACAATGAAAGCGAACCGTCACCGATGACGGCAACGGTCAACTTCGTTTTCGATACCTATCAGACCGTCAAACTTTAAGGACGCGGCTTTCGCGGTGCAGCGGGTTTCCGTGGACTCTTAACGGAAGAACGAGATCGCCTGTCGGATGACTTTAATGAAGGGGTTGATGCCTTCGGTCTTTTTGGTTTCACGATTGCTGTTCGGCGCGGCATTCTTTACTCTTTCTGTTCTAATTCCTGTGTAACTGATGCGGAGTGTTTCGCCCTCCTGCTTGAAGGAGACGAGAACTTTTTCCCACCCCTCTTTTTTGTATTTATTAGCGTCCTTCGTGCTGAGGCGTAATACCAAGATAGGCGACACTTCCCGACCTATCTTATAAGTGTGATTACTAATGTGTTCACGCTTTTGATTAGGTTCGGAGTTAGACATAAAGAGTATTTATGTACAGATCCCTATCGGCTAAATACTGATATGAAAGTATTACATTTGTTCATGTGTCTTGTCGTATTGACTATGGCGGCTTGCAAGACCTCAACGATTGTTACTCCGTCTACGGGGGCTTCTTCTGCCGCTCTCGGTTCAATTATTGACCATGCACAGGATTCGATAGGGCACATTAAGAGAGACGCAGGACATATACTTCAGGAGACCGCTACAATAAAGCAGGGATTGTTTCGACAAGCCTCCGTTCCCTCCCCCCACTCTACGCCCTCTCCCACCCCGAAGGCTACAGAAGTCAATACAGTGGCTGATGCGCTGACGAGGATTGACGGTAAAGTGATCAACATTATTGAGGCCGCTGACGATCTACAGGAAGAGACCGATAAGTTGAGCAAACTGACTGCCGAAGTCAATCAATTGGAGAAGTCGCTGACGAGCCTTCAGGTCATGTTAAATGAAACGAAGGCCAGGGCCATGGAAAAGTTGTACGGCTACATCAGTATGTTTTGGGTCATCGGGTTTCTGTTGATCGCGGGTGGTGCAGCGGTTGCTTTGTTCCTCAACAAGACATATGGCGTTTCTCTTACTTTGATAGGTCTTCTTATGATTGGATTTGCGTCCGCATCGCAGTACTACATGGAAGAGATCGCGCTTGTCGGTGCAATACTTCTAATCCTTGGCTTTCTCTCTGCAATTACAATGATCGTTTGGTCTACGATCAACAGCAAGAGAAACGCCACTGCCATCCACGAAATCGTTGAGATGATTCAGATCCTCAAGGAAACCATGACTGAAGATGAGCAGCGGAGAATCTTTGGCCCCGAGGGAGTCGCTGCACGGGTACAATCAGACCTGACGAAAAAAATCATCGCCAATATCAAAGAACGAAACGGCTTTAAGAAGTTGGAAGAGGCGCGTAGATGCGCAAAACCGAATACATCGCCACAAGAAATTGTCTGACATAAATAGATGAAAATATAAATGATGTCAACTTCTAATTCAAGGGGAAAACAATGGCAATCTATCAATGGGTAGGTGGACATACAGGATACACAGGCGCAAACAGCGGATATAGCGCAACGGGTGGCGGAACAGCAGGAACGAGTCCTCGTTGGACAAGTGTCATTGATGGCACAACTTCTGACAGCGGCGACTTTGTTTTCGGCCCTCACTTTTGGGGCAATCTGAACAACTGGAAAAAGGCTGTATCCGTTACAGGATATTTTGGTTTCTATAACTATGTCTCAACTACAACTCTTCCAAAAGGCGGCGATACAGTTTGGTTTTCGGGTGGATACTCAGGCCCTTCAGGACAGTTTGTAAACACATACTCGATTTCGTGCAAGTATGGTGGAATGTCAGGAGACGGTATCACAGCATCGGGGTCTACTGGTTGGGCGGGTGGATATACCGCAGGAAGTGACGCACACGGAAATATTTCGATTGTTGTCAGAGAATCTTTTAGACCAATTGGAACAGCATTCGGATTGAACACGGGTGAAATCGGTGTCGGTGCGAACGCATATGGCAATTTTGAAACCTTCAGACCACTAAAAGTCAGAGCAAATCAAATTTCAGTTTCCGATACTTCGCTCGCTACACTAACAGGTGGCGCGAAAATAGCGATTAACAATATCGGAGCAGATGCATATTTGTCTATGGCATCAGCGGTTCGACAGCCCCGAGGTGGAGTCGTGGTG